TTATCGCTCGCCACGGGAATATCTGCGGCAGCGGGCTTGTAATGGGTTAAGTGATAACAGATGTCTGGAAATATAGGGGCAAATCCAGGTGCCGTCGTTAATCTCCAGCACCTGCACGCCGTGATGATAGTCACTCATCCGTTTAACTCCGTGGTTAATGGGTGAGTGGTATTTTCAGTTGTGCCGGAGATGTCAGGCTATTTGTCCCGGTTGGCTAATCGACAGCACAACCACCGGTAAAGAAAAGGCGGGCAATTTGCCCGCCTGTCCTGATTTGTACTCACTCATTTTCCGACTGACAATTTACATAGCCCAAACGCTATCAAATCTGACAGTCTGCTTTGGGTAAACTGATAATGGGCAGAGCTTTGTATGGCTAACTTCAGCATGATACCTTACAGTCAAGCTGACAAAAGGCGGAATGATTATTCGTTGATACACATCCTCCTGTAAGGAAACAAAGCATGTATAAAGAACTTATAGAACAGAGACTGAATGAGGCAAAAGCCGCCAGAGCTGCGCTGAGCAAGATTAATGGTGTAATTGTCGAAAAAACATATAACCCTGACCGCGGACTGTATCTCGTTAATTATGCCAATTTACTTATGAACAGGCAGATAGACATCTTCGATGATGCGCTTCTCCTCCTCGAAAACGAACGATACCAAAGCGCTTGTATTGTTAGCCGAGGAATGATTGAAACTCATGCCTTCTCACGACTCTTAAACAAGAAAGTAGAGAAAATTTTGACTACCCAAAATGGACACGCAAGTGTAGATAACGCTATCGAAGTTATATTGAACTTTACGAATAGTTCTCGATTTAAAAAGTCAGAGCAAGAAAAGATTCAGAAAGAAGTATTTGACCCGAACGACTACATGTTTACTGAGGAGGCTAAATATCGTTTTGAAAACCTACTTGCTGTCAGTATGCATGTGATGACTGCTTTACGCGAACTCTATAAAGATGAGATGAAGCAGACTAATCAGATGGAAAGTGATTTTGAACTGACTTATGACATACTTAGCGAATATGTTCATCCTTCACAAACGAGCATCTACCACTACTACACACCTGAAACCCACTTAGTTCCTACTTCGGTTGGTAATATTCATACTTATGTGCATGCTCAGCTACAATGTGTGAGAGCGCTACTTTTCATATTAGAAGCAAAGAGTCAACATTATTGGTCTACACAGTTAGCAAATGAGATGACCAAACGAGCTAAAGAGTAAGGCCTAAGCCCTGCAATGTGTTTATTTGAAAAATATTTCAATTTTTTCTTTGTATGCTGTAAATGACCTGAGTCCCTCTGACCAGAGAGCCTTGATGTTATCAATGTCCGCTCCTGGCACAGAGCGGACTGTCAGATTAGGGGTTACTCTGTGTTATAGATATGTGAGCTCACACCAGAGCTTATACAGCTTATTGTGGCATTTCCGGCCATTCAGGATTTGCAGGATCCACACGACTGACCAGAACGCTGTAGCGTTCCCATGATTCCAGTCGGCTACGCTCCTCATCTGTTGCCATGTTCAGTCTGACCGCGCGCTCCAGCGGCAAAATCACGGATTCAGCATCTGCAAGAAGTCTGGCTTTCCGAATTTCTGCCTGCTGCTGTAATTCCTCTGCCGTATAAATGCGTTTAATCACTTTGCCGTCCTTAAACATCCAGTTCCCTGAAATGTCCGCCCGTCGGTTAGCAGTAATATCCGCCACTTCAACAACACTTAATCCATCCGGTCTGATAGCTGTCACATCCTTTTCCACATAGTGGATGATATTATCTTTGTCGTACGCTATTTTTATCGTGTCATCAGCAAAATACTTTTGTTCTTCGTACCAGTTCTTACCATCTTCTGAAAAAAACCAGACAACATCAAAATTCTTTGTCAATTGATATTGTTCAACCGTTTTTGGATTACCCGCCGTTATATTTATCAAATGCTGCATAAATTATACCTGCGCCACGTTATACCATGTCCCGTTAATGTATTTCTGCACCGGTCTGTAATATACGCCACCAATGTTATCGGCAGAGTTTGAGCCGGTATCCTGAACAATAATGCCGGTATATACGCAACCTGACGGAGCCTGATGCGTCCATGTAGTACCATTATTTGCTGGTTTATATGTAGATGCACCGCCCAGCCGCATGTCTCTCACATAACGTGAATCTGATTCAGCTTTGGTGTATGCACCAACATCTCCCGCTGAGGGTTTATGAGCAGTTGTATATAGTTGCGCCCATCCAGACCAGTTAGCATCTGTGGTATCTCGTCGGGAGCGAATATATGCCGGAGCATGAGCACCGCTGGTTCCACTCCAGCCAATAAGTAACTCACCCTCTCCTACTGCGGTTACGCCAGTGAGATGAAGCACATTACCATAGGCTGTTGGGTAGCCATTGTTGTATGCCTCATACATCTGAATACCTGGTGTCCCCTTTACGCTCCCACCTAATGCAGTAACACGGTTTCTGGATACCAGTGTATTAATATTTATATCAGCAGAGCCATCAAATCTGACACCATTAATATTTCTTGCGTTCGCTAACTTCGTTGCTGTTGCAGCATTTCCCGAAAGGCTGGAAATAAATGGATGTGAGCAGTAATAACCGCGCCCATTTTTAAAATCCAGAATAGCCTGTGCGTTCGTGCTTTCTGTAGCAGGATTAGTTGCCCCCCACTTATATGTCGTTTGACCGACGACATAATCCTCTGTCGGAACAATAACCGTTAGCCCTTCCTCTGCAAGAATTTGCACAGGGAAAGCTCTGGCTTCAACATAAAAAACACTACATACATCATCATCTTTCAGGCTTGTAACAATGGAATGGATTGAACGCTCATTAGTCTGATACGTCCAGAAATAACCTGCCGCATATGAACCACGATCAGTCCAGCCTCCGGGCATAACCATGCCATTAAACTCGCAGTTATTCATTACATAATCGCTGTTATAACAACCAGTGGAAATAACGACGCGGGATGCCATTTCTCCTGAAAGGCTGGCAGCACGGCGAAAGATAACGGGATACCACTTCCCGGCAACGACATTTGCAGGGGCTGCAAACGAATACTTTCGCATTCCCTTTTTCTTATCCACTTCACCTTTGCTGTAAACATTAATGTTACTCAGGAAGCGTCCTTTATCAGGAATATCCGCACCGTTCTGATCTTTCTGAAGACGTTTTTCAGCATTGTCATAGGCAGACTTCACCGCTTTTGGTGTTGCGGCCTGCGTTTCAGAATCACTGTTGGTGGCGCTACTGAGCTGGACAAGGCCTTTCCGCGCCGTGGTGGCATCCTGTGCAGTGTATTTCCCGTTAGCAAGGTCATACGCGGCCTTAACCGCCTTTGGCGTTGCCGCAAGCGTTTCAGAATCGCTGTTGGTGGCACTACTGAGCTGAACAAGGCCTTTTCGCGCGGTGGTGGCGTCCTGCGCGGTGTATTTGCCATTAGCAAGGTCATATGCTGCCTTAACCGCTTTTGGTGTTGCGGCGAGCGTTTCAGACGTGCTGTTGGTGGCACTACTGAGTTGGACAAGACCTTTTCGCGCTGTGGTGGCATCCTGCGCAGTATATTTCCCGTTAGCAAGGTCATAGGCGGTCTTTACTGCTTTCGGCGTTGCGGCCAGTGTTTCAGACGTGCTGTTGGTCGCGCTGCTTAACTGAGTAAAACCTTTTGCGGTCAGAGAAGCGTCCGGGTGACGTCGTGACTGTTCGTGCTCTGCAATTTTGTCATCAACGTAATCCTGCGTCGCCATCACCGTTGTGGTGTCAATGGTCAGCTCCACTGAGGCCACACTGCTGACGATGATGACCATGCGGCAGGTCTGCGAACGCCCTGAGCCTTCGGCAAGGGCTGGCTTATAACTTTCGGCCATGTTCGCCACGGCAATTAGCGTTCCCGCATCATCGTACAGGCCAAGTTCACGCATCCAGAAACCGCCCACCTCCGGCGGAATAACCAGCTCTGCGATAATATAATTACTGTTTCGTTTGTCCTGGCTGATTTTGTTCAGCGCATGTCGCCAGACTTCGTGGATAAGCCCGGTCTGTCCGGCATCCGGGACAGGCAATTTACCACCGCCATCCCCGACGGCCATCGTGGTAATGTTGACCTTCCGCCCTCCCGGTGCGGTTGCCGCTGCCAGCTTTGCTGCACCGGCAGTGGTGATAACGGTTCTGAATTTTGTGCTCATTATTCCTCACTTATCCGGGGTAAACCGTAATTACATCGCCGTCGTAAGCCACACCACCGGCGAACAGGTAGCCGGGAATGTCCCGGGTAATGTTCAGGCCAATAAGATGACGGCTTGCAGGTTTGGCATCAGCAATAAGCCGTTCCATTTCCTGATACATTGCCTCTGTGATGCCGCTTTCCAGTACACCAATATCAAGCCGGAAGGTGCCTGGCGGGTCACTGGTTTCCCACCACTCCGTCACGTTGATGAGATAGCCGAGCGGCTCCACCACACGCCGGATTGCACCTATTGTGCCTTTATGACAGTGGATGAAATACGCATCGCGGATAACGGCGCGTTTTGTCGCTTCCGGCCACTTTTCATCCCACCTGTCGACCGAAAACGCCCACGCCAGCCACGGCAGCAGATTTGCCGGACAGGTGTCCGGGTTCCACAGCTCACGAATACTGACCGGCGTTTTTTCAATTTCCGCACAGGCTTTTGCGGCGGCGACCTCAAGCGGTGATGAGCCGGTCGGCAGCAGTCGCGAATCACTCATCCGAGCCTCCGGTCACGACGCGGTATTCGGTACAGAAAGACGCCTGCGTACTGTTGAGCACGATGTCGGCCAGTGGTGCAGCCAGTTCGACACGCTGCACACCTTCCACATGCAAAGCGGCATAAATGGCAGACAGACGGATGTCGCGCCCCAGCCGGTGCTGTGCCGTGATATACGCTTCCAGCTTTTTCACAGCGGCAGCGCGGATGGGTTCGCTTTCGGGACCAGGGTAAAGGTAAAGCGTGGCGTTTATCTGGTATTCAACGATGGCGGCAGACTGCACGGTCACGCGGTCGGCCACCGGCCTGACGTCCTCGCCATTAAGGGCGTTACGCACCACAGCCAGCAGGTCTTCGGATGCGACGCCGTTATTTTCACGTGACAGCACAGAGATGGTGACACAGGCAGGAGACGGACTGGTGACAGAAATATCCGCGACACGCCCGTCAGCACTGCGACCATGATACTGATAGGCTCCCACTGACCCGGCGACGCTTAAGCCCTCAAAAGCCTGCTGAATACGCAGACGATAATCGGTGTCAGATTCCATCACTGCCGGTGTCGGCGGAATGGTCGAATCATCTGCCGGGGTGATAGTCAGGCGCGTGGTGTTGTAATTGGCACCAATCACATCAAGGTCATTACCGGCGGCACAGGCCAGCATCACCGCCCGTGCGGCCTCATTCACACGCTGACGCCAGATAAGCTCACGATAAGCATTTTCCTCCAGCAGTTTGACGAGAGGCTCAGATTCCAGCGTCAGGGTACGGGCGACCGCCTCCTGCTGGTCTTCCGGGTAAAGGGAAATCAGTGTCGCCTTGCGTTCAGCGAGAATGCTTTCAAAGTCCAGCTCCTCGACCACATCTGGTGCGGGTAGCTGGTTCAGGTCGATAATCGGCATGGTTTCAACTCACAGGGATGGTTAATGAAAGTGGCTGGCCGGTGTCGTTGTGCTGGCCGGTTAACGTGACCGTCATTCGCCCGTCAAAACTGCGCGCCGTGGTGACGGATGACAGGGTGACGCGGGGTTCCCATTTCAGCACCGCCATGTAACAGGCGACCTTAATCTGCAACTCAAGCGCCGGGGTCTGCGGCTGGTCAATCATTGACGCCAGCAACGAGCCGTAATCACGACGCATCACCCGTGAGCCGACCGGTGTGCGCAGGATATCGCCGATACTCTGGCTGATATGCTCAAGGTCAGTGACAGTCAGGCCATCACTGCGATTCATTCCGAGATAACGCGCAGTCATAGAGGTCCCCCGGTTGTGCCGCCGCTGTCGCCGGGGTGTTTATGGGTATGCAGTACCTTACCGTTTGATGAGAGTTCACCGCCGGTGTGTTCAATGTTGCCGCGCATCGTCCCGCCCTTCTGCACTTCCAGCGTGCCGGTAATCAGCCTGTTGGTGCAGACCACCTCCGGTGTGTCCAGGGTAACGCGGGTTGATGCTTTCACCGTGACCACCGGCACCGTGGCAGTAACAGAATCAGAAGCCGTCACGCTGGCCGTTTTAATTCCGCTTACCGTGAGTGCACTGGTTTCGGGTTCGTACTCAATCACCGCCCCGTCAGGGAAACGGATATGCAGGGCATCCGCCGACGCAGACGGCGCGGGGTTATCGCCGGAATAAATCCCCGGCAGAACGAACGCGGTGTCGAGTTCGCCGCCCACGGACAGAATCAGCACCTGTTCCCCCTCGGAAGGTGCCCACCACGTGCGCGAACGACCGGCGCGATGGGTCAGCCACTGAAGCCAGTCGGTGCACATGCCGCCAGTCTGCACACGGCAGCGACCGGCGTTAAGGTCGGTTTCGACGACAAGACCGGTGCGGATCATATTGCGCAGTGCGCGCGCGAGTTCCTGAATATTTGCGAGAGTGTTCATAACGGGAAGGATGCCGCCGGGTCATACCGGCGGCAATGTGACGATGAGGTGTCGGGAATGGCACAACTAACGGTCGAGGTGAGCCAGGATAATCTCTTCAATCATCTGCACATCCTCACCGGTAAAGCCGAGCAGAGGACGCGCCGGATAATCAATTTTCTTACCGTCTTTCCGGTTTTCTTCCGACAGACCGAACTGATGCACACTGGCGATTTTCGGTGACTTCCCGCCGTAAAACTCCATTGATGCCTGCTCCGGGCTGGCGCGGATATGCAAAAAACGACTGGTGATAAGTTTCGCAAACATTTTTCGCTTAACACGACCAGTCTTTTTTCTGGCGCTCTGCTGCTGGCGTGGCACGTAGGGTGTGCCGTCCGGGGCTTTCTGTGCCATCACCCGACGCTGCTGACTCTGCCGCAGGCGCTTCGCCAGTTCGGCGCTCAGTCTCCGACGCCCTGACGGTGACAACGATTCAATCAGTCCGGTCAGCCGGTCTTCAAAACGCTTAAACTCATTCATCCCACTTACTCACCAGTTCGCCATTGATATACAGCTCCATCGGGCGGGTGACCGGCTCCGGCGGCAGAGGTTCCGGGATATTCTTCACATGCAGCGCGCCGTCCACCTCACTGACCAGCGTGCGCTCGGTCAGCATCAGGCTGATGCTGATATCAAAACTGCTGTCATTGTTGATGTCTGCATAAAACGTGAAGCCCTTTTTCTGGCCTTCGTCGGTGGTCATGATGTCGGGCTGATTTTCCCGCAGCCACGCCAGCACCGGCACGATGAGCAGGTCAAAATCACCGGTAAAATCGGTCACAATGACATTGAGCGTGTAACGCTTTTCGAATGACAGCGACGTCGCCAGTGTGGAGGCAATACTCCCGTTATCCACGAATATCCGAAGCATATCGGGGTTAGTTTTCAGCACCGTGACGGCATCAGTCAGCGCCCTGCGCAGGCTGTCGGGTTTGAGCATCGTTTTCGTCCTGACAGTGTTTAATCATTTTTACCTGGCTGGCACAGCGTGCCAGCGCGTTCTCAAGCTGCCGGATATCGGCACTTAAATCGCCGTTCGTCTGCGGGTCACTGCCCGGCATCGGGCAAAGACTCACTTTCGGGCAGGCGTTGTGGACAATCACTGGCGTCGGTGCAGGCGGGGCGCTGGTGCAACCGGCGCACAGCATCAGGCAGGTCAGCGCCATACCAGCGGCGGAAATCTTCGTTTTCATTCAGTAACCTCGTGATGGCTTTCTCGCGCTGTGCTTCACGCTTCGCGGCATTTTCCAGTTCCTGACGCAGTGCCACCTGCGCCAGCTCGTTTTTGTCTGCCCTGGTGAGCGCAACATGAAGCTGATTTTTCAGCATGGTGATGGTCGTCTGCTGCCCGCTGGCGACGTTATTCGCCCTGTCCAGCGAGGCGCGCAGGCTGTCATTTTTGTGTTTCACCAGAAACAGACCGGCCACCGCCAGCGATAACAACACAACCAGCACAGTCATCAGCCTTGACATGGTTCCCGCCCCTCAATACGCTGACGGCAGGCCGTGCGTATCAGCCGGAAAAACAGCGACGTCATGAGATAAATCAGCGCGGTAAAAATCCACCCGGCAGCAATCAGCGAGACAAACGTCGCCACCATCACCACCAGAGCCGCCGCCCGTCTGCGCCACGGCACCGGCTGTAAAAACAGCGACGTGACAATCTTCACGGCCAGCGATTCCGGTGGCAGCTCCCGCCCGTAGCGTTCCAGCACATACTCAGTGGCATACACGCCGACACCACCGGCAACCATACAGATAACCGTCGCCAGAATCGCCCAGGCGGCGACAAAACTGACGGCCACGCTCTGCGGGTAAATCAGGGACAGTGCCAGCATCAGCGCCAGCGACACGTTCAGCATCAGTGAAAGGGATAATTTCTTCATGGTGTTTACTCCGTTTAAGCCGGTACGCCGCCAGCGGTACGCCAGACGGTGACCAGTTTTTCCAGTGAATGCTCACGCTGACCGTAACCGGCACCCGGCAGGGACGCCCAGATATTGCGACAGCGTGAAATGGCGCGCTCAATGCGTCCCGCCCGGATGTCATCCAGCGCACCGCGTTCGCGGATCAACTGAATGGCGAGCCTGTCCTGTGACAACGGACTGAAATCAGGCAGGGCAAGCTGTTTGCGGTAGTGCGGCCAGAACAGGTAAAGCTGCTGATAGCGACCGGAGGCCGTGGATTTTTCACCGCGACGGTTAAACACCTTCGCCGGTCGGCCATGTGCGAACGGGTGGTCACTGTAGTCGGTGAAAATTTCCGGCTTCCCGTCCAGTCCGGTGACTATCACGTCATAGCCCCGGTTTTTCGTCAGCGGGTGATTCGCCGTCCCTTCGGACACTGCCAGCATGTCGAGAAAGGCCGCGATATTCTGATGCGTGTTAATTACCGGCATTACTGTTTCCCCCTGCCCTTAAAACGGCGCTGAATGGCAATCTCAATCACCTGATAACCGGCGATACCCAGCATGGAGCCGATGCCGCACACCGCAGGCAGTGACAGGTCAGGAAACTGCACCAGAACAACACCGGCAACCATCGAGACAAAACCACCGAGCAACATGCGCCCGATAAACAGACGCGGGGTGATGGGTTCACCACCGGCAAGCACCTTGCCGACAACAATCAGCACCCCAATCATGAAAAGCGACAGGACGCTTTTTTCTTCTGCTGTCATGCGTTACTCCCACAGATTGACAGTTTCAGCCACGGGCGCGGTCTGAACGTCGGGCAGTTCGACGGCGGTGCCGTGTGGCAGCACCGCACCCAGTTCAGCCAGTCCCGGATTTGTGGCGAGCACGGTCTCAACCACACCCTCAGTGCGCCCGTAATACCGGACACAGATGGCGTCGAGCGTGTCGCCCTGTAGCGCAAAGGTCTTCATCAGATTTGACTCACGATGCAGCGCGGCTTGTCCTGGATGCGCGCCACTGCCCAGCGCATATCCCGCCACAGCTCATCAATGGTGCTGTCAATGCTGTCGGCCTTCTTGTCGCCTTTCGCACTGGCATCCACACCGCGATAACGTTCATAAAGTGACGCGGTCGCCATCGCACACACGGCGCGCTCGTAGTAAAAAACTTTGATGCTTTCACCGTCGATGTCGTCCGCCGGGACGTCCGCCAGACGCGTAAAACCGGCGGCAATTTTCTGTTCGCGGTACTCGTACAGCTCCGCATTCGTCTCCGCCATGCCTGACTTGATGGCCTCACGCAGACGGGCGGGGGCGACGGTCTGCTCAAGGCGCATACGTTCCCGGACGCGCTTCGGGTCGATATCGGGAAAAAAGAACGTGTTTTTAATCACCGGCTCGTCGCCTGCCGGTTGCGGGATGACCACCGTACCCTCACCGGATACAGGAGCCTCCTTTCGCGGAATAATCAGCGTCATCATGACTACCTCTGAAAAGTCGGGCGGTGGACGCCGGTGCAGTGTCAGGTGATTCACCCTCACTGACCGGCGTGCCGCCCTGGCGCGGGGCGCATTCGGTTGTTAACTGGCTTTCTTTTTCGGGCGTCCACGTTTTGCCGGTGTCACGCTCCGGGTCTTACGCGGGGCGCGGGTGGCCGCTTTTGGCTGCGGCTCCGGCTTCGGTTTCAGCTCCCGCTCCAGTCGTTCAATCTCTTTTTTGACGCCTGCCTGACAGTCGAGCTGTGTCGCACGTTGCAGGTGCGCCAGCGCACCTGCGGCATCACCAGCGTCACGCAGAAACAGACCGGTGATTTTGTGCAGCTTTGCGCGCACTTCATCAGGCATGTCTGCCGTGGCAGTCAGTTCAAGGGTGTCCGTCAGCAGGCGGGTATCCACAGACTCACCGGCAGCGTGAGCACGCATGGCCGCGAGCGCCACCTCCTCGGTGAACATGTACGGCGGGGTGCGGCGGTGTTTACCCGGCATGGTCAGACCGTACTTCAGGGCATAACGGGCAATCTCCAGCGCACCGGCAATATCGCCGGTATCCAGACGCCACAGCATGACCGTCATCAGAATGTCATCCTGTGCACCTTTGCCCTGCTCCAGCACGCCGTTCACCCACGGCAACCAGAACGGCAGCAGTTCGCGTTTTTTCGCGGCCTTCAGCTCTTTTGAATAAATCGCTTTCAGTGTGCGCTGGTCTGCGGCCAGCTTGACCAGCATCTGCTCATAGACAGTTGCATGTCGCAGCGGGGCGGCTTCCCGCTGCGCGGTCATCGCTGCCGAGACCCGCATCATGTGGCGCTGTGCGGGACTCGTCATCGGTTACGCTCCCGGCTCTGCGGTCGCTTTAGCCGGTGTGGAGAAGTCACCGACCTTGATTTTTTCCACCAGACAACCGGCGGCGTAGTCTTCCACCACGTAATCAATGTTCATTGACTCGTAGTTCTCCACGCGGTCGAGTTTCGGGTTTTCCTCAATCACGCGGCGATGGCTGTCATCCATGTAGTAGATGGACAGGTTTTCCAGCTTCGTGATGAGCATCGCATCCGCCGGGAAGTACGGGACGCGTACCGCTGGCAGGTTGCCGATGCGTTTCTGGCTGATGATGACGTCAGCGGCCAGCATTTCGCTGTTGTCCTGCTCCTTGTTGACGATGGGAAAATACTTGTCCGCCAGTAGCTGACGTCCCACAATCACCACAAGGTCAGGGTCTTCCTGATACCACGGCTCAATCAGGTTGTTGGTCGCATCCATCACCAGTGCATCAAGGCTGGCATAATCACCGCCCTTACCCACGCGGATGACCTCAGAGGTGGTGTGCCCTTCCTCGTCAGTGACCTTGCTCATCACGCGCGCCGGGGCTTCATTACGGTATTTCTGCAGCCAGCCGACCGCCACATCCTGCAGCATCGGATTGCTGTTGCGGTCAGAGGTTTCGGCACGCTTCACGCCGTTAAAACCGGCCATGATGAAATCAAGGGACTGGCGTTTGATAATGGCGTTACGGATACGGAGCTGGAAATCCTGATAACGCGCCCACAGGTCCAGCGTTTTGTAGCGGATATAAAAATCGAAGTTAATCTGGTCGCATTCGTACTTGTTTGACGCCAGCTTCGAGAAGTCCTTCGGCTGACGCTCGGTGCCACCGGCGGTGTCGGTGGTGCTGGCGATGGAGCCGGTGACACCGATGCCAATTTTTTCCCCTTTCATTTCGCTGACCGGCACAATGTTGATGCGGGTCAGAAAGTCAGAGGACTCCTGCATGGTGTTCATCAGGGTCTGGGTGACCGACGGTTCAACGGTGAATTTTTTCGACACATCACCGGCGTCGATGCCGTTCAGTTCGGCAACACGGGACAGGTAGGCATTAAATTTAAAGCGGGTTTCCTGGCGCATAGTTTTTCCTGAAATTAAGGGTTAATCGTGAAGGTTTTCCCGGACTGACTGACGCCGGTCAGCAGTTCGTCAGCAGGGCATCACCGCCACCGCCGGTGGCTTTACTGCGGCGCTGCTGGGTCAGACTTTCGGTGCTGTCGAGACTGTTTTTCAGGCGGGTGAATGCCTGGCTGGTTTCATCCGCCCTGTCAGTCACATCCTGCTTAAGTGCGGAAAAGGCGGTTTCCATCTCAGCGAGTCGCTGCTCAGTGGCACTCAGTTTTTCCTGCACATGTTCAGCAACAGCGGTCACCGCTTCATGCACATCATTCAGACGGGCATCATCGCTGGCCTGTTTGCGGCCAAAAATGGATTTCACCTTTTCGGTCAGGGCGGTGAACACGGTTTCAGGCAGGTCTTCAAATTCCAGCTCAACAGGCGTTGCCACTGAAATCAGGTTTTCAGGGCTTAATTTGAAGCGGTTCAGGGGGTTGTGTTTTGCCGTGCGGCAGAATTCCAGGTATTCCGTGCCGAGGCTTGCCGGGTCATCGGTGACGGCCAGACCCACCAGATAACATTTGCCGGTGTTGGCAAAGTTCGGCTGAATTTCCATTGAGGTGTAGACCTTCTGCGCGGCCTTGTTCATCGCGATAAGGTCATCGGTCGGGGTGATTTTCGCAAACAGCGCCCATTTGCCTTTCAGCGCCGAATCATCGTCAATCTTTTCGGCCTTCAGTTCGGCCACATCGCCATAACGCTTAAAAATACCGTCAGGCAGGATGCCGCGCAGATGTTCCAGGTTAATGCGGCAACCATAGACTCGCGGGTCAAAGGTTTCGGCCATTTCCTGAATATCCTGCGCACTGATGACACGCCCGTCACAGGTGTCACCCTCAACGCCGATACGAAAGAATTTTGAGACTTTTTTTGCCATTGTCAGGAGTCCTGAATAGTGATTAGAGGAGTCACATGTCGGCATCAGTTTCCCGACGATGCGCATCCTCCGCCATCAGTCCCGGATGGCTTATCACTGACACAACAGCACCTTAGCGAATCGCGGGGCGCGACTCAGTAGCCTTGCCGTGTATTCATCACGGCGAGGTATTCATGACCATCACCACAGACACCACTCTTTTACACGACCCGCGTCGTCAGGCGGCGCTGCTGTACTGGCAGGGGTTTTCCGTGCCGCAGATTGCCGCCATGTTGCAGATGAAACGCCCGACGGTGCAGAGCTGGAAACAGCGCGACGGCTGGGACAGTGTTGCCCCCATCAGCCGTGTCGAAATGAGTCTGGAAGCGCGGCTGACCCAGCTCATCATCAAACCGCAGAAAACCGGCGGTGACTTCAAGGAAATTGACCTGCTGGGACGTCAGATTGAACGACTGGCACGGGTAAACCGTTACAGTCAGACCGGCAACGAGGCAGACCTTAATCCGAACGTCGCTAACCGCAACAAAGGCGGGCGGCGCAAACCGAAAAAGAATTTTTTCAGTGACGAGGCCATCGAAAAGCTGGAGCAGATTTTCTTTGAGCAGTCTTTCGACTATCAGTTGCACTGGTATCGCGCCGGGCTTGAGCACCGCATCCGCGATATCCTGAAATCCCGCCAGATTGGCGCGACGTTTTATTTTTCCCGCGAGGCGCTGCTGCGCGCCCTGAAAACCGGCCATAACCAGATTTTTCTGTCGGCCAGTAAAACGCAGGCGTATGTGTTCCGTGAATACATCATCGCCTTTGCCCGTCTGGTTGACGTTGACCTGACCGGTGACCCGATTGTCCTGGGCAATAACGGCGCAAAACTGATTTTTCTCGGCACCAACTCCAACACCGCACAGAGCCATAACGGCGACCTGTACGTCGATGAGATTTTCTGGATCCCGAATTTTCAGGTACTGCGTAAGGTGGCATCAGGTATGGCCTCACAGAGCCACCTGCGCTCGACCTATTTCTCCACCCCGTCCACGCTGGCGCACGACGCCTACCCGTTCTGGTCGGGTGAACTGTTCAACCGGGGACGCGCCAGCGCCGCCGAACGCGTGGAAATCGACGTCAGTCATAACGCCCTTGCCGGAGGTCTTCTCTGTGCGGACGGCCAGTGGCGGCAGATTGTCACCATTGAGGACGCCCTGAAAGGCGGCTGCACGCTGTTCGACATTGAGCAGCTCAAACGCGAAAACAGCGCCGACGATTTTAAAAACCTGTTCATGTGTGAATTTGTTGACGACAAGGCATCGGTGTTCCCGTTCGAGGAGCTGCAACGCTGCATGGTCGACACGCTGGAAGAATGGGAAGACTATGCACCCTTTGCCGCCAATCCGTTCGGCTCCCGCCCGGTATGGATTGGTTACGACCCGTCACACCGTGGCGACAGTGCCGGATGCGTGGTACTGGCACCGCCGGTGGTGGCCGGTGGCAAATTCAGAATACTTGAGCGTCACCAGTGGAAAGGCATGGACTTTGCCACCCAGGCTGAATCCATCCGCAAACTCACCGAAAAATATAACGTCGAATACATCGGTATTGATGCCACCGGCCTCGGTATCGGCGTGTTCCAGCTCGTGCGCTCGTTCTATCCTGCCGCGCGCGATATCCGCTACACACCGGAAATGAAAACCGCAATGGTGCTCAAGGCAAAAGACGTTATCCGCCGTGGCTGTCTGGAATATGACGTCAGCGCCACCGACATCACCAGCTCGTTTATGGCTATCCGCAAGACCATGACCAGCAGCGGACGCAGCGCCACCTATGAGGCCAGCCGCAGCGAGGAAGCCAGCCACGCCGACCTCGCCTGGGCGACCATGCACGCCCTGTTAAATGAGCCACTCACCGCCGGTATCAGCACCCCGCTGACATCCACCATTCTGGAGTTTTACTGATGAGCAAGAAAAAAGGGAAAACACCGCAACCTGCGGCAAAAAAAATGACCGCCAGCGCCCCGAAAATGGAGGCATTCACCTTTGGTGAGCCGGTGCCGGTACTCGACCGCCGTGACATTCTGGATTACGTCGAGTGCATCAGTAACGGCAGATGGTATGAGCCACCGGTCAGCTTTACCGGTCTGGCAAAAAGTCTGCGTGCTGCCGTGCATCACAGCTCACCGATTTACGTTAAACGCAATATTCTGGCCTCGACATTTATCCCGCATCCGTGGCTTTCGCAACAGGATTTCAGCCGCTTTGTGCTGGATTTTCTGGTGTTCGGTAATGCGTTTCTGGAAAAGCGTTACAGCACCACCGGTAAGGTCATCAGACTGGAAACCTCACCGGCAAAATATACCCGCCGTGGCGTGGAGGAGGATGTTTACTGGTGGGTGCCGTCCTTCAACGAGCCGACAGCCTTCACGCCCGGCTCCGTGTTTCACCTGCTGGAGCCGGATATCAATCAGGAGCTGTACGGCCTGCCGGAATATCTCAGCGCCCTTAATTCTGCCTGGCTGAATGAATCAGCCACACTGTTCCGCCGCAAGTATTACGAAAACGGCGCTCATGCCGGATACATCATGTACGTCACTGATGCCGTACAGGATCGCAACGATATCGAAATGCTCCGCGAAAACATGGTGAAGTCGAAAGGCCGCAACAACTTTAAAAATCTGTTTCTCTATGCCCCACAGGGGAAAGCCGACGGCATCAAAATTATCCCGCTCAGTGAAGTGGCAACGAAGGACGATTTTTTTAATATCAAAAAAGCCAGCGCCGCTGACCTGCTGGACGCGCACCGCATCCCCTTTCAGTTGATGGGCGGCAAGCCGGAGAACGTCGGGTCGCTGGGTGATATTGAGAAAGTGGCAAAGGTCTTTGTCCGCAATGAGCTTATCCCGCTACAGGACAGGATCCGCGAGATAAACGGCTGGCTCGGTCAGGAGGTCATCCGCTTTAAAAACTACTCACTGGACACTGACAACGGCTGAACATCGCCGCCTGCGGGCGGCTTTTTTACACCCCGTCATCACGCCCTCACACGCTCACCACCGCACAAAACACCCCGCAGACACACCAACGCCCAGCAGGCCAAGTAAACGCCTTCACGACGCGCTCAGACGCTGAAAAAATAAAATCAGCACCACCGCCAGCGCGCAGTGCTTTCCCCGCCTCGCCCGCCCGCTTCATGAGTCGGTTTTAATGCAGATGCATGTGAACACTAGAGATTGACTGGATAAGACCTAAGGTTCATTAATTTTTTGTTTTTTTACATGCATTTTGATGCAAGAACATGCCCTCTAAAGTCTTAGTTTAATGTGCTACACTTTTATACAAACCTATGATAAAAGCGATAAAAAATCTTCCATTTTGGCGAACATTATGACGGATATTGAAACAGCTCGATGGAACACAGAAAGTGCCGCTTTGTTGGCACTATCAGAAATACATGGCGTGAGTTATTGGACTCTATATAAAGTTGCTCAAAAGGGAATCAGATTTAGAGACATTGTTACCAGCCAAACATTAGCCAACTTTGAGTATCTACTCGGAGTAAAACTTCATCGCCAACCTTATTATTTGAATGAAAGCAATTGGTCTGTTTTTCGGGACCGCATGATTTCTACGGCTAAAATCTTACTCACACATTATCATAATAGTGGTTACAAAATTATCCACCATGGTTCTCCAAACTATCCAGACAAGTTGAATGACCTGTCTGAACCGCCTTTCTGGTTGTTTGCTCAAGGCGATGTATCTTTGCTAGATAAAAAGTGTGTTGGAGTTGTCGGCACTAGAAACCCAACCGCGCTTGGAATTTATTTAACTCAAGCAGTAATCTCACAATTTATAGATTCAGATTATTCAACTGTAAGCGGTTTAGCATATGGTATAGATCAATCTGCACATGAAGCATCCCTATTATTTAAAATACCGACAATTGCTGTGCTAGGTACAGGTGTAAACTCAAATTACCCCAAAAATAGTGGCGAGATGAGAGGCCATATTGTTAATAATGGCGGACTGATTCTTACTGAGTATTTACCAAACCAAAAGCCATCACAGGAAAACTTTGTTCGTAGAAATAGAATTCAAGCAGCTTTAAGTGATGTATTAATCCCAGTTGAATGGGGCCTAAAAAGTGGGACATCTCATACTGTGAGATATGCAGCTCAATTAAAAAGAGCGATACTTTGTCCTTTACTTAGGGGAACCACACCTCAAGAAGAAATTAAACATGCCTTGTCGGAGTACTCAGCTACGATAATGAACATTCCACTATCCGATTTTAAAGACGTTCAAAACTTAATTAAATCAGCATCCGGTGTAAAAACACAGCAACTTTCTCTTCTGGGAGATGAATAGTATGTATTTAAAGGCAGTTATATTTTCAATCGCAGATGTTGTATTACCATTAACATCTAACACTCAACCTCAGGAACTAAAATCTAGAATCGACTCGGAATTGCGTAAGTTGTTTGCGTTTTTGTCATCAAAAGGGATTAAAGTTATCTTCTTGACAAATAAAAATAGAAACGTGGAAACACATGACGGGGTCGTAACACTAGACGAATACCTAAAAAGGAAATTCCCAGAATCAATTCACTTTTGCCATGAACTCGACAACAACATACCAGCAAAACAAACAGGGAAGGCCATAGATTTCATCATGGCTGCATTAGAGTTGAAACGAAACGAAATGATCTATGTTGGGCGTTCTCGGGAAGACTTACAAGCAGCTACCAACGGTAACACCCTATTTATTAATGCAACCTGGTATGAACCGGTTACTGAGTACGGTTTTCAATTTTCAGAACCCAAAGAGATCGCTAGATTTATTGATGTTTTTTGCTTAAGAGAACAGTTGTGGGGATGGCAAGGGCATTTTAATGAAGATGTTCACTACTACGCCTTGGCACCATTTAGCACATATGTCACTGAATTTACAATGTATTCAGCCAATGCAAGAGACCTCGCCAAGCTATCGGTTGGAAGCCCCGATTTTTGGATAAGATATCTTGGTGCCAGCATTTATTTCTCTGGCTTAAGTGAGGGAGCAAGTTTTATAACCACCTACGTTGGACATAACGCTGAAAACCCTTATAAACTAGCAGATATTATGGAGCATGACCTAAAAGGTTTGGCGGTCTCATTCAAAGGAAAGTATTTAAAAGATCTATTCTTACGACATACAACAGCCATTAAGTCACAGCAAGCCCGAATAGCTAAACAAGAAGTAAACATCACATCTCAAATAAATACCGTTCATTTAAACCCTGCCCCTATTAAAAATATCAACACCGGCAAAAGATATACCAACCCGCCGAACTTGAAAGGTAAGAAAATATTAGTTATTGATGATTTTTGCACTGAAGGAAATGCTCATGAAACAGCCAGGATGTATCTAAAAGCTGCAGGCGCAAAAGTAATAAATATCTCGTGGTTAAAAACCATCAATCGTGACGTTTCTATCTGTGAACCAACTCGCAAGATACGGCCATGGGACGCCAATACACTTGATATTGATGATATTAACTATGTCGGCACGATTGGTTATGCTGAAAATGTAACTCACGGTAGCGCGCCTCAAGTGTTATCAGAAAAAATTCGACAATATGATAACTGGGACTGGCCACAATAAATCACCCCCATCAATCAAAGTGCCCCCTAATAATGGGAGGCACTTTAAAATTTAAGAAAACAATGACATTAAGCAATATTTAACCATTACTTAAAACATTACAATTATTGTTTTTTAAATTTGCTATTTTCCAATCCATCAATCAGACCTGTATTTATTCATAATCTAATAGCCTTACCACTCATCAATCACCGGATATTTGAATTTTTTCCCGTCATAATTTACGGTTGCCCCACGCGTCAGTGCCTCAAGCTCCCATCGCTGCGGCCTGATACCGTTCTGAGCAAGGTCAACGCGGATACGGGTAATTTGAAATCGTTCCGACCGGGTCAGCCTGGCTGATGGCGCTATTTCATGTGGTTTTAACGGGCTTCCGTTTCTTTGCTGACGGTTTGGTGTTCTCAGGTCGTGTTTTAATGCGCCCCTGAGCACCCTCACAACCTCCGGGTCACTCCATTCGATAACACCGTCATCAACCAGATTAAGCACAGCTGCGGCGTGCTCAGAAGGTGTGGGAGCCGGTAACGAAGTATCACCACCGGTGAGCTTTCCACAGTTATTGACAGGACTCCGAGGCGCGGCGAAGCCGCTTTTTAAAGTCAAAGGCTCAACGACCGGCACTTTCGGAACAATGCGCCAGTTCGTCGTTCTGGTGATATGAATATGACGCGCGCCGAGATGCGGCGCGTAAATGCCGACCACTCTCTCGACTTCTTCCTCGTACTCGTTAACGTCATCCGACGGGCTACGGGCGACCCTGACAGTCTGACAATCGCGCGGGACATTTGCCCCGCCCTGCGCGCTGATATACAACGCAAAATCACCACTGTCTGCAGCGGCGCGTGCAGCCTCGACGCGCTCGTCAAACTCATCAGCAATGCTGACGCCACGAGGCAATTTGCGTAGTTCACGGTAAGCCCCCATTGTCGGCAGACCAACCGTTTTAAATTGCGGAATGCGCCACGTTGACGCCCATGCGGTAACAGCCGCAGCTGTGTCTTTCAGCGGCCTACCGGTATCATTATCGAGCTGACCATCCAGTGCATAGCCGTCGATGTTTTTTGAGATGTATTTCGCGATATATCCCGCAGCACCGCCCCGGTTAAGGTGTTTTGCCTGAAAACGGTTTCGCGCGGCTCCTCTTTCGTCGCCATCCTCTTTGAGCGCATAGCGACGCATGATTTCGATAATCTGGTTACGCTGGCGTGGATGACAAAAAAGCATCATATGCCAGTGCGGCGTTCCGTCGTGGTGTGGCTCGACGACTCGCAAACCGTAGACCTGTAAATCATTATCCTTGAATGCCGTGCGCATCAGGCTCCAGATACGGCAGAGATAACGCTGCGCATCCTTTGGATTAAATGCCTCATCGTTCCAGCCGTGATTAAGCTGAACGGTTTTACTTTCGCCTTTTCCGACCTGACGTGTCGGGTGATACTTTGACGGCGCGGTCAGCGTGATAAACATCCCCACATCACCCTCTGCGGCGGCGTAACGCTCAATACCGGCAATGGTGTTCATCAGCTCCATCCGGCGAATTTCAGGATTAGAAATACTGCCCATCACCTTACTGATAAGGTCGATGCGCTCGCCGGTTTCCCTGTTTTCGAGGTCACACGATTTAAGAAATTCCAGATTTGCCTGGCGGCGCGCACGCACATCACGAATGGCATGTTTACTGGCATAAGGAGAACGGTCTTTATTGACCTCCCCGACAGCAATCAGTAACGCCTCATGCCAGCGCATACGCTGACCTTTAAGCTGATGAGTCCACCACTCATCGTTAAACAGACGGGCAATGGCAGAATATGCCTGCCTCGTGGTCATCTGTCCTTTACGGTATTTTTTCCAGTAAAGCGGGGAAATATTGAAAGCACGTGCAGCGCCAGCAACATGACCATACAGATGCGCCTGCGCCTCATCCGTAAACAGCGATTCTTTTTCGCCATGCGCATCCACCCAGGCATCGCTGAGTTCCTCATACATCATGAAAAGCTGCGATGAGATACGGGCGGCAAACTTTTTCAGCTCCTTGTCATTCATTCCCGGCAGGCGCGCATAGTGGTCACGCTCTGCCAGAAACAGCAACGACGCGTCGGTGTTCATTTCATGGCGCTGATTCACACGCTCAATGCGCGGCCATAAACGACGCTGAAAAGTAGATGTGAGGAAATAAAACCCGTGCACCGGGCTTTTATTGCGCCGGATGTAGTCATAGCGTGAAGTAAACAGCGAGCGCAAAAAGTAAGGCAGGCGATTAATCGTGGATAAAACACCTTGCACCTGACGCATCTCGTCACGTGTAAGGGGTCTTTCGCGCCCGACAGCCTCGCGTGGCGCGTTCCATGCATAAGCACCGGTAAACGTCTTACCGGTGCCTGCGGCAAATGCTGACGGAGGGACAAAACGCCCGGAGGCTTTAACGGCCATATGAGCCAAAAGCCTCTGAACAACGCTTGCTGAGTTGCTCAACCTGCGCGTTTAAATCAGCAAAAGACTTTGCGCTTCCGGTCAGAATATCGTGATGCATCAGGCCGGAAACGAGCTGGCTTAATTTCGGGTAATAACCAACCACCGCCAGCCATTCCTGACCGGCGTTTTTACCGCTTTCCGCTCTCTTTTTCTCGTGGAGAATAAACTGAAAGCTGTCACTGGTAACGACATAACGTTCGCCAATTTCAATACGAATACTCATGCCGTTCTCCGGTAATGTTTGTTTTTTGCTTCAAAGACTGACTGGCAGGAAACACAACGCGTGGCTGACGGATAAGCCGCACGACGGGCAGCAGGTATTGGCGCGTCACACTCTTCGCAAACCAGCGCAGAAACACCGCAATGCTTTACCCTTGCCGCGTTAATCTGGCGCTCCAGTAATTCAGCCTGTTGTTCCTGAATAAAATCTACGTTGTCCGGCATTACCAGCTCCTTTTGTCGTTAAGTTTTTTAAATTCATCAGCGCAATAGCTGGCAATTTCTGTCGTTAATTTCGTCAGTTCGTCCACGGAGGAGATTTGCTTGTGAAATACAGCGCGTTTAACAAGTAAATTGACCACATCAGACAGGAGATTTAATTCGTTCTGATAAATCGCGATAACAGACTCAGTTATTTCGCGTTTTTCTTTATCAAGACCAAGTTGAATAAGAGATAAATCGCCATTTTTCATAACGGCGATTTTTAAGGCGTTATTCAGTAATACAACTGAACGAGAACAGGACATCAAAGCACCTCCCCGCGAGACAATCCGATATTGTGAAATTTTTCCGACTCCTGACTGAGCAGCTCGACTATCTCCACGCGGGATAACTCCGCCTTTGTGATATGGCGAATCATGGCGTCAAGATGAGAAGAAAAGCGCGTCGCTGCGTCGGCCTGTGCTTCGGTTCTGGCCTGTTGCAGCAGTAATGCGTATTTACCGCACTGATTTTCAGAAACTGTATGCATGACTTTCTCCAGGTAAAAAGAAGCCCCGCACAATTAAGTGCGTTAAAAACTCTGGTTAATTACTTAATGCAGATATTGCTCTGGTTTTACCGACGTCAGAATTGTCGGTGCATACTCAAACAGACTGAATAATTCACGTAATGCACGGAATAAAGCATCACGCCAGTAACATGACTCTTCATTAATTCGCCAGTATGGCTGGTTGAATTCTTTTTCAGTCAATCCGGCATGCATAAATAAAGTACGACGCTGACTGACTGTTAAAAAACTAATATATGCATACTCACTTGCGCCAACCTGACGGCGTTTTGAGAATGCACCACGCAATTCATCAATTGCACATACCAGTCGTTCACGTTCGACGTCGTTCATTTCTTCAAAACACATCGTTGCGTGACGCTGTTTTAACTGAGCATGGAAGCAAACCGTTAACCGTTCGCGCTCCATCATCTGATTATAATAATCACATGTATCCTGCCAGCGAGGAACGGCAAGATGCTTACCAATTATCCGGCGCATAGCTGCTGGCTGTTTTTCAACGAGATTGAGCGTCATCACTGTCATTTCCATACCCTCCGGCTTTTCAGAAAGGTCAGAGCCTTTTTTAACGGACTCTGTTTTTTGGTGCGGATAATGATTCCCTTACGCCCCTTACCGTGGGTGATGGTGAAGTCAATCGCCCTGGGGCTTTCGTTACGCAGTAACTGAGCAATACAACGAGGCTCATTCATACGGTTCTCCTTAACGTGGTTCACCGAGACCTAACCACATCAACCAGCCGTCACGAATCTCTTTAGGGCGGCTTTCATAAGCCAGTTTTAGTCCGTTATTCCATGCCGGAAGGTATACCCAATATTCACCTGCACGACCTGAAGCTGATTGTGGATCGGTCATATCAATTACAGGCAGCTTTCCTTTATCAATCATCCGACGAACCGCTCCTGTCGATTTTCCTATTAGTTTTGCGAACTCCTGATAAGGAATCGCATCAGTCATGAGTGTTACTTGCTTGCTCATGTCGTCCTCTAGCCCTCATGAATTGCGTTTAATGTCTTATAATGCCTTTTAGTGCCCACATCCAAGCACTAAACAATCTACATCTAAACTAAATACTATTGAGATCTAAACACCATGTCAAACACGATAAGCGAGAAGATAGTCTTAATGCGAAAATCAGAGTATTTGAGCAGACAACAACTTGCTGATTTAACAGGGGTTCCGTATGGCACGCTGAGTTACTATGAAAGTGGTCGTTCAACACCTCCAACAGATGTCATGATGAACATCCTGCAGACCCCACAATTCACCAAATACACTTTATGGTTCATGACCAATCAGATCGCTCCTGAGTCCGGGCAAATTGCGCCCGCTCTCGCACACTTTGGGCAAAACGAAACAACGTCGCCCCACTCCGGTCAAAAGACTGGTTAACAATTCATCGTGAATATATTCATCACAAGTGCCTACTATTGGTGGCTAAATTTCAGCCACCAAGAAAAAAGCGATTAGTAGTCGCAAAAAAACACACCACTCGGAGGGTTTTCTGATGGCAATCAAAAAACTCGATGATGGTCGATATGAAGTGGACATCCGCCCTACTGGACGTAATGGAAAACGCATCCGTAGGAAGTTTGATAAGAAAAGCGAAGCTGTCGCTTTCGAGAAATACACGTTGTACAACCACCACAATAAAGAATGGCTATCAAAACCAACAGACAAGCGACGTCTGTCGGAGCTGACACAGATCTGGTGGGATTTAAAGGGTAAACACGAAGAGCATGGGAAATCTAATCTTGGAAAAATTGAAATCTTCACAAAAATAACGAATGACCCATGCGCATTTCAAATTACGAAATCGCTTATCAGCCAGTACTGCGCCACCCGAAGAAGTCAGGGTATTAAACCTTCGAGTATCAATCGTGATTTAACATGTATTAGCGGCATGTTTACAGCCCTGATTGAAGCGGAGTTATTCTTTGGTGAGCACCCTATCAGAGGGACAAAAAGGCTTAAGGAGGAAAAACCAGACACAGGCTATCTCACGCAGGAAGAAATTGCCTTACTGCTTGCTGCTCTTGACGGCGACAACAAAAAGATTGCGATTCTTTGCCTGAGTACTGGAGCACGTTGGGGAGAAGCAGCTCGTTTGAAAGCAGAAAATATCATCCATAACCGCGTCACGTTTGTTAAAACGAAAACAAACAAACCACGCACCGTCCCGATCTCAGAGGCTGTTGCCAAAATGATCGCGGATAACAAACGAGGTTTTTTATTCCCTGATGCTGATTACCCTCGCTTCAGACGAACAATGAAAGCAATAAAACCGGATTTGCCAATGGGGCAAGCCACACATGCACTAAGGCACAGCTTTGCCACTCATTTCATGATTAATGGAGGAAGTATTATCACGCTACAACGGATACTAGGTCACACGCGGATTGAGCAAACTATGGTTTACGCTCATTTTGCGCCAGAGTACCTTCAGGACGCCATTTCTCTTAATCCGCTAAGAGGTGGTACTGAGGCCGAGAGTGTCCACATAGTGTCCACAGTAGAGTAACGTTTAAGGGCTTTCAGTGGTAATTTATGCCGCTCAAACCCGCATTGTACCGTTGAAAGCCCCTACTGGTGACACCCTAAATCTCCCTTACACGGGCTTATTTTTTATGCATAAGCCCTATCCCTGGTCACCGTCTTCCATTGACCACATCGATAGAATCTCCCTTCATAGCACGATGCCTTTCACGTAACGGCATCGTGCTCGCACAGGTTCCGGCTAAGCACAACCAGAACGCGCATGTTTGACGCTTACCAAAAAATATTCTCACTCTCCACATTTGAATGTCAGACGAGCGACGCCATGTAATCCTGCACCTTCTGTCTTCAGGTCAACTATCTGCATTTTTTTGCCCTGAGTAACACAGAAATGGGCTGCATCATTTTTTACTATATTTTCTGCACCAGATATTCTGCCCCTGGCTAAAGAAGCTTCGGCTTCGGTGTAGTATTGGTTATCGAGTTTACGCTGAATATTACTTTTATATGCAAGACCAAATTTACCGATACTTGTCTCATCATTATGCACAGCACAACCAGACATAATAAAAATACTAATTAATGATATAGCAGCTATCTTTTTCAT